GGATATACATATTACAGTTTTATTGGCAGTAACAGTCGGACCGCCATTTTTACCAGTAAATGATAGACTAGCCGCATTATTTCTAATAATAACAATATCATCTGTACTAAAACTAGAATTCCAGTTATAATACGTACCGGTATTAGTCGGAATACTACCAGATGTAATACAAATGCCAATTGTAGTTGGAAAATTACCAGTTACAGTTCCGTTTACAGTTAGATTATTTAACTCTGTATCTTCACTTACTGTTAAGTTACCTGTTACATTAATATTACCATCTCTTAAAATAATACTACCTTGATCCGAATCAATATTATAAAATTCGCTTGCACTAGCATCATAATATGTTGTTGTATTACCAATAATATTAACAGTTCCAGTTAAATTAATAGTCCCAGTTAAATCTGTAATACCACTAATATAATGTTTTGTAGCTAATGCATAAATACCATAATTTGTATTAGCTGTAATTTGTGTATAAAAAGGTGTTGCACTCGCAGTATTGTTATTAATATATAAAGCCACTCTAGATGTAGTGTCAGATGAAGTAACATCAATAATAGAAATACCACAAGAATATTTACCATAAATACCACTAATATCAATAGCGATAGATGATGCTGTTGATGAAAATGTTGATAAATGTATACCTCTATTAATACTTGAACTCGTTGTGGTTGTAGTTAATAAAGAATTTGATACTTTAAATCCTGTTATTGATGATTTTGCAGAAATATTATCAATACAGACCCCATATGAATCACTATCAGATTGAATTGAATTAAAACGTAATCCATAAGAATCACCAGCAGTACCACTTGATGCATTATTTCCAATAGGTCCAATATAAATACCCATTGAAGCTTTTGCTGATGTTGTTCCTGTTGCATTTATACCGGTAATGTATAAACCATACGCATTGTTTTGGGTCGTTAATGTTCCAAAAGACATAAACCGACCTTCTTGTTTTACTGTACTTGAACCAGCGTTCAGTGTAATATCACCAAACTTTATACCATATACTTTATATGTATTATTTATAGCATTTGTATTATTATATTCAACAACTAGATCATCAGATCTAAGAATACTATATTCCGGAGAATATGTTTTTGAAGTTACAGCATATGTAATAGTTTTATCTCTAAAACGAAAACCCCAATATTCAGTACCAGCACCTGAGTCCACAATTCCATACGGTGTTGATGGATTATTCAGGGTTGTTGGTGCCCAAACACTAATACGACCTTGTTCATCAAAATTCATATTAGGATATTGAGTTAGATAATCAGACGATACTGCAATAGCAAAATGTTTTCTACCCGCAGCTACATTTAAAACTGGACCAAATTTATTATATAAAAATGAACCAGTACTTGGATTTCTTCTGTTAATAGCATTAATCATAACAAGTTCAAGTGATGATTGAACTACATTAGAAGAATTATAATCGGTAAATGTCAATCTACCGGTTTTTCCACTGGTGCCAACATTATCAATTGTAATACCACAACTTGCTGTATCTAGTACAATTGGACTCGGTATATCTGTTGCAATTGCACTTGTTGTATCAGAATAAACTTTTAATATACCGGATGAAACCCATGATGTAGTATCTGTATCGTATCGTAAAGTCCAATTATTCTTAGTAGCACCACCACCCAAATTAAAATTACCTGTAAGATCTGCATAATCTAAATAACCAAAAGATAATGTACTTGCAGTTGCGTGTTTACTTGTTTTTAAATATTTGTTTGGTTGAGTACCTGAAGTGTAATTATAGGTTAGAGAACCAACAGTTGTTGATCCTTCTGTGCGTAATATACTTCTAGCAGAAGCACCAGTTAAGCTTGTAATTGAAGTACTAGGAGTAAGATCCGCAATATCATTCGCAGTTAATTGTCTAAAACCTATTCCACCCTCTTCGGCGGCACTTACTAAAACTTTATTAACTAAAGTATCATTTTTATATGAAAGTTCGTATATTTTATTACCAAACTCAGGGGTAGGGTTATTTGTTATATGGGACGGTCCACTGGGAAAGTGGCTCATATCATGATACAAGTTCTCCGATGCAAGATCAGTATAAAAAATACATTGAGGGTTTCTTGCAACGTGTTCTAAATGCATCCAGTGTAGACGAGAACCAGTCACAGCCGCTTCATCGCTGTAATCCACACCACTTGAACTTCCAAGATCATAATAACCTAATCTAGATATGTTAAAAGTATTTAAAGATGGAATTCTTATTGTTCCACCTGTTACATCAGATGTTATACTATGATTTGGACCATCAATATCATGTGGAGCTAAAGAAGCACCAGATGATAAAAATGATAAACCCGGATTTGTAGATCCATCACCAACATAAAGTATACCAGTATCAAAATCAATTGCTGGTTCACCCGCGTCAAGAATTGGAATAGTTACTGTACTAGCTCTTTTTATTTGAATTAAAGTATTAGGCATGTTTATAAATCTCCTGATAATTATTTTAAATTTGTTAAACTATTTAACCTAAATCACCACCATCGACAATAAATTCTTTCCAATATCCCAACTGTTCTATCTGATATGTAAAAGGTGAATACTCTAATAAAAATTCTGTAGCTGATGTAATAACACCACCAGAATTTTTTACAACTTTAGCAATCCATATAGGTGCCATAACATCATAATCTAAATCATCTTCTTGAACAAATGCTACTGTTGCTGCAGGTTCACTTGTTTTAACAGTACCATCATTATTATATGGATCAAAAATCACACATAAATAACAGTATGTTGTTACACTTGGCATAAAACTCCATGTATTATATCCATTTGGTGACCAACGTGAATATGTATCATAAAGATCGATTACAAAATCATCAACTTCAATTAATGTATTTTTAATAACAACAGAACCACCAGTTACCGATAAAAGAGGGGATACAAAACCACATGTAAATGAAACATCAGATGGATCATATATTCTACCAGTTGCAAATGGAATATCATTAAATATACTACTCATTCTATATGAATTATATCCAGTTTCAGCATCATTACCAATTCGTACAAATAAATTATATACTTGTATCCATTTGCCTATACTCTCTGGAGTATCATCACAAAAAGGAGATAAATATTGAACTTGGTTCGGTGTAACGCTCATTTTAGCCTAAATCTCCACCATCAACTATAGGTAGTGTAAACTCGTAGTTTGGTCGTTTAATTTCAGCATTACCATTTAATTCATCTGTATCTGTTAATGATACTGTACTAACAACATAGTTACCCGAAGTACCAGTTACATTTGCAGTTCCGAGATAAACATATAAAGCTCTATTACTTAAAAATGTAGAACGCTTAGATGGTTTTAATACAACATATTTTGCAGTTGGTGCTGGAATTGATCTTGTATATTGATAATCAATTAAAATTAAATATGCACCAGTGGAATCAAATACATTATAACCACTTCCACTACCAGCATAAATATCAGGATCTGTGAAATCTAGATATGCTGAATTTTTTACATGAATTAATGTATCATCTTTTATAACAATACCCGGACCAACTTGAACCGCTTTATTAGCAGTCCAACTATATGTAACACCAGCAATTACAACAGAACTTGATGATGTTTGTTTAGTTAAAGTAAATTCTTGGCTATCAAAAGGCATAATCGTGTCTTCACCACCGGTAAAAATACGATTGAACCTGTTTATAGTATTTGAAAATCTATGATCCGAATATGGATCTAAAGATCTTATTTGGTCTGGTGTTACAATTGCCATTAGATAAATAATCCCATTAATTTATTTTTTCTGGTTTCAATCATTCTGTCGTAATCGTTTGGTAAATAACATACACCGTTTTCAGTGCAAATATATTCATTCGTTGATTCAACTACTGCTGATAAATCAATTGACTCATAAATCATTTGTGAAATTTCATCGGTAACTTTAATAGCACTATAATCTGGTTGAACATTATTTCCTGAAAAGTTCATACCTTCTGAAATTTTGGTCATTTTTGCGGTTGGGTGTGAAGGAAATGAAACACTGTCCCAAGTAACTGTGTGTAAAGGACCAACCACTTTAAAAGTCTGTTGACCATTTTCAAAAACTGGACGAAGATCACCCATACCACGATATGAGAAACCAACAGGAATTCCCTGTTCAGCTAATCCTCTTAAAATTTGACCATTTGGTGTATTTGTAGTTTCTAACACACCAACTAATGAATTTCCATTCCAACCTAAGTCAGTAATAACGTGTGAACATTCTTTATATAAAACAGTTAACTGTCTTGAAGGATTTTTGCTAATTGGGTGATCTAATTCACCTACAAATTCTTTACCTTTAATACGAGGCATGATTTTATCAATAGATTCTTGTAGGGTTGACTTATCATAGCTTCTTTTATTTCTGTTAATATCACCGGCAGTCTGTAGAACACACTCCATGCGAATGTAATTTTTATTCTTAAAAGTCTTAATATTTTTTGGGTATGACTTCATTTGTGTATTATCGTTTAATATGTACATATTATTATATTCCACTCCCTGAATTAAGTTTCATTTAATTCTTGCTGTTTTAATATATTAATTTGAGTTAAAATTGTCATTATAAATCTTTTATACTTCATTATAATATCGTCTACTTGACTTACATATGAATCTAAGTTTGATATAATTATTCTAAAATATTCAATAGCTTCATTTAATTTATCTTCGACTTTATTATATTGTAATTTTAATTCTTTTTCTAAAAGACCTCGAATTCTCATTAATTGTGAATTAATTTTCTTTAATTCGTTTATTCTAGAAATATCTTCTACAGAAACTGGTCTACCACCTGTAACTTCAGATGAATTACCAACTCTCGTTTCAGGACTCTTTTCATCAGAATATGAACTACCATATGGATCTGCTTGATACGCATCATCATACATATTGGTATCATCTTCTTCACCGGGGACTGGTGTTCCCATAGCAGCGGGATCTTGTGGTGGTGGTCCCATAGCTGCAGGGTCAGCACCTTGTTCTGGTGGTGCTCCCATAGCTGCAGGATCAACCGGTGGTGCTCCCATAGCTGCAGGATCAACCGGTGGTGCCATATTTGGATCCATTGGTGCTGGTGCTGGTGCTCCACCCATAATACCGGGATCTAGCTCACCTTCGTCTTCGTATGGCGCTGCTTGTTGTGGTGGTAATGCTGGTTGTTCCATTGATTGTATATCAGGAGAAGCTAACTGAGGCTCATCTTCATATGGTGGAGCAACTTGTCCCGCTCCGGGTGCTGCAGGAGGTGCTTGTGGCATCTCAGGTGCAGGTACTGGTGGAGCTTGAGGTGCTGGTGCTCCACCCATAATACCGGGATCTAGCTCACCTTCGTCTTCATAATATGGTGGTTCATTTGTAATCCCAGTAACAGGATTAGGAACTGTATTATAATTATTTAAAACAGCATCTTTACTCGGAAGAGGCAATTCTTCCTCATCTTCATAATAAGTCAATTTAGAATCTTCCACGGGTGGTTCAATTCTAGTCTGAAGAGGTAGTTCTGGATCATACGCTTTTTTATATAAATCTTCGTCATCCGAGAATTCGTCTTCATAAATAAATTGTTGGTTATATTTCATTATGCAAATTATCCTTAAATTGACTAAAAATTTGTCCTACTTTATATATTTATAATGTGTTTTTAATTAATTAAAACCCACCACCCATGCCACCCATAGGCATACCCATACCACCACCCATTCCACCAGCATCATCATTTGGACTTGGATTACCACGTTTCTCCAAGGTATCTTTAATCTTAGCATCTTCAATTTCTTCCCAATCGAATGATAAGTACTTCTTACGAAGAACATCTTTATCAATATCAAGAGAAGGTCCAAGTTCAATAATTCTGGAAATATTTTCAAGATTTTCTAATTCGTTACCAATAAATAACATTTTAGGCGGCGGTAATGAAATTTGAATTGTATCTGGAATTTTCTTACCATGTAAAGTTTTATGTAAATTATTGAAAAAATTAAAAAGGTGCTTATTAAATATTGATTGATAATATAAAATTATTTCAGCAAATAGAGCAGATTCGTGAGCAAGTGTAGTTTTTCCATTGATATTATCTTCTATACCAATATATGCTGGAGGAACATCTAAACTTGAAATTAATTCATCTCTAAAAAATTTCAGTTCATCCGTCATATCTCTTATATTACTTGATGTTGGAATTGTTTCAAACTCAACTGAACGTTTACCATTACGAGTTGTAATAATATAGTCTTCAAAGTTGGTCATCATTGTTGGAATTGAACTGATATTAGATAAACTACCCATAGAAAACTTACGCTTACGTAAAGCTTCTTTTAAGTGAGTAATCATGTTATTTGAATTTCTAGGAAGATTTGATTCAATATAAATAACACGCTTATCAACAGAATCTGTAATACGTCGAACTGTAATAGCAGTTTTCAATGCAATTAGTTCTTTGGCTGCGTGCATTGACTTTTCAAATATTCCTTCACCGTAAGGAAAGTTAATTCGTTCATTAATTAAAAAGTGTTCCATACGTTCAGGTGGAACATATCGAATTTTAATATTAGTTTTATCAATGTTATCATCAAGATCTGAAATCAATCTAGCTAAAATTTCTTTCATTTCTTTTTTATTTACTTTTAAATCTTTTGTATTAACGTGTTTTTTAATTGTTTTAACTAAGTCTGCATAAACACCATCTACACCCATAAATAGTTCATTATTTAATCCTGCAGCAATTGGAACAGCACCGGCACTAGCATATGAAATACCAGATGAGGACATTGCACCTAAACCCATACCAGATTGACCTTCAATTCCCTCAGGTAAAATCAGATATCCAAGATTAATTTTAAATCGTTCGGATTGTAATTTAACTACTCTGCGAGGATCATGTTGTAATATTCTTATTTCAGAAATATTTCTGTATAATTTACTTTTATCTTTATCCTGAATAGCTTCATATAAAAGTGAGTCTGAATCCAGTACATCTTCAACAATTTCAATACTAAACTTAGCTACTCGGTCATCAAAAATAGGATGATCAGCATTAATCGATTTTTGTTCGTTTAATTGTTTGTATCTAATTTCATAGTCCATATCTGCTTGCATTACAGGTGCTGGACCATCAAAGTTATTATTTTCATGTAATAACTTTTCTTGTAAATACATTGTCTGTGTTATAGGAATTTCTTTTGACTTATATGAACAAAACTCGACAAATTTATCACCGTATTTTAAAGTTTCTGTAATAATGCTGTCTAGATATGTATCAAATTTTATCTCTTTATTGAGAATTCTAAGATTATTTAAAATTTCATTGGTTTCTTCAGCTTCAGAGTTATCATCTGACATAAACTTTAAACTAGTTTTAGTAACGTTATCTGGTGACATAATACCTGAAACTAAAACTCGGAGTGCTCGTGAACACTGGGGAATATTATATAAAACCTCCTCAGCATTTCCATATCGTCCATAACGTTGTAATGTATCAGGTGAATTTAATATACCAGATGTAACTTCTTTACCCATTGATGTTGTATCAACATTTTGAGTAATATACTGTTTCATCGTTTCTGCATAATTAATAGTATTTCTATTAATATCACTGACAGATAGTCGATCTAAAGATTTTCCAATCTCACGATCAATACGACTATAATCTTGACCCGATATAAAACTAAGTCTAATATCTGTTAAGGCTTTAGATAGTTTATTTGCAATTGTATGATTACTCATAGTTATAAAAATATCCTATAAATTATTGAAACATATCAAGTTTTGTTTTTTGGGTTGTCTTTTTTCTTTTTGATGGGACATCATTTAAAATATCCAAGTGTTCATTATTTTCAGTTTCAAAAGAACCCGATTCCAAATCAATTATTTGAGATGAATAAAATTCACTTAAATCTAATATTAGTGCATCTGTGCTACCAAACATCTTTGATAAATCAGCAATAATATTTTTACCACACATTTCAACAGTTCTATTTATAAATCTTTTTTCTAAATTATTTAAAAGTTCTTTTTTATCCATATTTGTTGTTCTACTTGTATATAAAACTGAAATTTCTTGTTTATATAAAGTTTTAAACGAATTTTCTTTTGAATAGATATAAATAGACCACAATTCAGAGAATCTTCTGAATAGTAAATTTCGTTCATAATTAAATAATAGCTTATTAATTATAAAAGTTAAATAAATTATGTATAAAAAAATAAAAATATATATAAAAAATTTAAAATATTCCATTGTTAAATCTCTTCAGTTTCAACAACTTCATCTAAAATTTGTTCTGTTTCAAAAATTTCATCAGAATCATCTTCTTTATCTGTTGTTTGATATAAAGAATTTTCTTCACTTAAATCGGAGAATAGTGTTGACGAATCATCAATTTGATTTATTAAATCATCATTCAACACATCGTCTTCATCATCCGTATAATCTACATCGTCTACATCGTCATATATAACAGCAGAAATTTCTTCAGTTGGTTTAATTTTCTTAACATTATTATTTGAGTGTGATTCTTTTGATATAGTTTCTTCAATTTTTGAAATATGAACTGCGCTTATTTGAGATGGATCTATGAAGATTAGATCTGAATTTGTTTGAAATACCATAATCTTTTTTGAATTTAAAAGTCGTGATAATTTTTCTTGAATTGATTCGAGCGTTTCTGAATCATCTGTTAACACAATTTTTGAATTATTTGTTTTTAGAAAGAACGTGTACTTTTGTTTCATAATTTAAATATCCTTTTTGAATCTACGAGATGGTCTAACTAATTCGTCTGAAATAACAGTTTTTGTTATTATAGGTTTATTATCATTTTCTTTTGTTATATTTTCTTCATTCAATTTAATGAATTTATAATGTTTCACACCTTTGGCACGCATTAACGTTTCCCATTTTGAAACATCCGATTGTTTTAAAAATATTTTCTTTGGTGTTCGAATTATTCTACCAGATTCATGTATAAAAGTAAAATTTAAATCTTTAATATCTAAACAGTACATTTCTTCACTCATATTTTATATACCTATGTTTATAGATCCAATTGATCTGAAATTTTCTTTAGTTTTTTGTCTCTTTGTTGGTGTTGCTTTTTGATTACTGTTTTATCCGCTGTGAATAGACCACCATTTCTGGAATTTGTATCAATACCATCTCTATCAGGTTGGGTTGATAGTTTTTGTGTTATATGACCTAGTGTTGACCATTCGTGTAAATAATTTTTAATTAAACTTAATTTGTTGCTGATATTTTCAGATAACTCACCATCAAATTTTTCATCATCTTGTTTTGCAATATCTTTTGTTGCGTGAACAGTTTGATCTTTATGATTTGGTGGTGAATAAATTGAATAGAGTTTTAAATCTACACTACCAGTGTTTAATATGTTATGTTTAGACCCTGCTGGTACACTTATAGAAAATCCTGTTTTGAATGGATATTCTTTTCCATTAATTTTTGAAACTCCACTACCTTGCTCAATCTTAAAGAATTGATCTACAGTATGAACTTCCACACCAATATCTTCTCTTGGTGGAATACTCATTAAAACTAATTGTGAATGTTCAGATGTATATAGAACTTTTCTAAAGTCACTATTATTTATAGTTTCTTTTTCTACATCAATTACTAAACCGTGTTTATCACTCATAGGTTTACCCTTAATTTGTTTGTATTATACATTGTTTAAATATAAAAATCCAGATCATTATAAAATGATCTGGATTTTTTATATAATGTATTCAGATACTATACTTAAAAAATTATAGAATGTCTTCGTCTAAGTAATCAGATAAGTCAGCGTCAAATTCACCAGATTCTTCTAAGGAATCATCAAAATCTTCATAAAGAATACTATCTGTATCGGAAATTACATCAGAAAAATCATCGGAGTTTTCGGATAAGTCATAACCTAAGATGCTATCAACTTCATCTTCAATAAGCTGTGTCTGCTCAAGTAATGTATTGAGATTAACAATATCATCTTCGCTATTTTCAAGTAAAGAAATTGGAGACTGACCATATGAATCATAAGACTCTTCAACATATTCATTAACTAAGTCTTCATCAAAGTAATCTTCTTCAAGACTCATTAATTCATAGCCTTCTTGAAGTGAATCATCGTCTTCATCATCGTCGTCATCTTCATCTTCTTCACGAACGGCTTTGAGTTCTTCAGCGTCTGCACTTAACTTACTTAAATTTTCTTCATCAATATTGTCATCTTCGGCTTCTTGAAGAGCAAGTAGTTGAAGTTGGTGAATTCTGCTTGTGTTCTGAACTTCAGTTTCAACTAATGTATCTCTATAAGAGTAGTCACCAAGTGAATCATATGGTGCATATTCTGACTTCTCACCAGTACCAAAAACTTTATCAAACATTTCATGAAATTCGGTCTTTGATAAATCACCACCTGCAATCTTCTTTGAAATTGCATCTAAATCAGATGATTTAAGTGTAGTAGGCATTTCACCCTTACCGGTCCAATTATAGATATCCATAACTGGATTGCTTAAGGTAGTTAAACTTGCCATATCTGGCATATCTGCACCAGATTCAGTTAAACTCTTAAGGTAATTTAATTTATCATTATTGAAATCTCTATACATATTTATTCTCCTTAATTTTTTAATTATGTATTTAATCGTTGAGTTGTTCAAACTTATAAGTTGTTTATTTTCAAATACTTATATTGCTTATTTTCAATTTTACAATTATTTGTCCTAAACATAAAATAAAACTACAAAGTGAACTGGGAATTTACTGTGGCGACTGGTGTTGTTGGTACTCCATATGACGGAGATTCTTGAAATTGATAGTTAAATGCGGATTTTCCATTTCTTCGTTTTTCTAACAATAGTGTGGATGTTGTACCTGTTTCACCACCTCTATTTTTAAGAATACTTAATCTAACTTTTGTTCCAACAACCATTCCACCGCTTGCATCTGTAAATTGAGATTCTTCTTCGTCAGTTCTTTGTAAAAATGCAAGAAAATCTGTATCGTTTGCTTTTTCCATAGATTCGGACATACTTGTAAATGATGGTTTACTATTATTATAACCAGAACGATTTAATTGAGTAGCAGTTACAACAGGAACATTATTCATAATTGCCATACGTTTAAACCCGGATGTAACTTCACCAAGCTCATGTCTATATTCAGTATTATTATTACCACTTCGAATTAAATCCAAGTAATCAATATAAATTGACTTTAAATCGTAGTTTTGAATTACATCATCAACAATAGATTCAATTTCAGATAATCTTACCATTCGAGCAGGAACATAATAAAATAAGATATTTGAATTGATTGCATTTAAACTTTGCAGAATGTCTGTTTTAAGATTAAAGTTTGGATTGTTTTTAATTTCAAATAAAACTTCAGCATGTACACGACCTGTGTAAGCACAATAATATCGAATTAAACTTTCATCAATTAAATTTTCTGCAGTTATATATAAATGTGCTTCCTTCTTACCAGTAGGTGAAGGTGTAGTATACATTGAATTCATTTCTTTATTTTTAATTTTTACGGTATTTGCTAATATATTTAATAGCATAACAGATTTACCAACACCCGTCTCACCACCAAACATATAGACACGACCAGATTCAAAACCACCGAAGGGAAGACTTTCATCTATAATACTAAAACCAGAACGAATTGAATTATTTTTAAATTGATTTTTAAAGCGTTCTAAAATGGAATCAAAGTTATCATGAAATAAATCCAGTGAAGACGCTTTTGAAATACTTTCAATACGATTTAATTCTTTTAATCCAATATGTGTTTTATTAATTATCTGTTCAAAATTTTCTAGTAAAGAATTTAAATCTTCATAATTTCCATTTTCATATTCTTCAATAGCAGTTTTTAAGTTAGGAATATTCTTACCAAGATAAAAACCTTTTCTTTTAGGAATAATTGTTTTGGTTAATAAATTATCTAAAATTTCATTACTCTTATACTTTTCATTTTCAAGTAGAAGACCATGTAAGTCAGCATACTTTCCATTTGAAGTAATCTCTTGAATTTTATTAACTGAAAACTCTTCGGAATTTTTGTAACGAAACTTAGAAAGATATACAACAAAATTTATTTTATTTCTTGAATTGAGTGGTCTTTGTTCTTCTGGTGTAGATTGAACATATGAATGAAATATCGAATAGATAGATGATAGCATTTCCTTTGAGCGAGGGTACTCAATAGGCATAGATATACATACATCAAAGCATGTATTTACAAATCGTTCGGATATCATAATATATACCTCTTTCGGTGAAGTTCTCTGACTCTAAAATTATACCACGTTCTATAAGGATTTGCAAACGCAACGACAAAAAAATCCCTACAACTATAAAGTTATAGGGATAAAAAAATAATTAAATTTAAATTATATAAATCTTAACACGTCTTTATTTTTCATATATGGTAGTAATTTATCATATATTGAAATCATATTATCTTCAACTCTTAATCTAAAAGCACTATCATTACCATCTCGAATTCCATCATTAAACATATAGTTATTTTTATCGGATTGTTTAAAGAAAATGTAATCATACGTGTGAATAAAGCTTTTTGTTAATTCAATTTTTTGTTCAACTAGATGATTGAATCCAGCAGTTTTTGAATAACCAATACTATCAACTATAGTTCTATCTGTTATTACAATGCTATATCGCATAGCCATTTCTAGTTCAGTTTTAATTTGATTTGTAAAGATCCAGAGTTGACTTTCCTCTGTAGTTTGTTTATTTATTTTAAATGGAGATTCACTTGCCAATTCAGTGAGTATATGAATTGAACGATCATTACATCTTTTTTTACAACGAGTTGCCATATCAAATACAGAGGTTGTTTTTCCAGTTCCATGTGTTCCAGAAAATGCAACTTTATTTACATCATGTAAATTATCTAATATAAGTTCAACAGGATTCATCATATAAAACAAACTCCAAAATTTTAATCTTCAAGAAAAGAAGGTGTGTCATCAACTTCAACAGATTTTTCTTCTAGTAGAATTTCTTTTTTCTTGGTAGGATTTTGCCAAATTACTGGTTCAGATTCTGCAGTACGAACTTCGGGATCCCAATAGATACCATCAATATCACCACCAGCATTCTCTCGCTTAAACTCTTCAATTGCCTTTGTTAAATCTGCATCAAACGCTGCACGAAATTCAGCATCTTCTGTATAAAGATTACTAGCTTGCTTTTGACGAAATGATTTTGTTGGATAAGACTTTAAACGACATGAAGCACCAGCATCAATATACTTACGTGCCTTAAGAAATTCATAGTTAGTCCAAAAATTTGAAAACCCAAGAGTTGCATTAAAATTGATTGTAATTGGAATATTTGGTGAAGACGCTTTATTTTTAATTGCACGAACTTTTACTGGTGACATTGTATATCCATATGGATCATTTGCATAGGATGGTCCTTGTTCTACTTCAAATAACTGATATGCATTGAAGTTGACAGTTTGACCACCGGGAAGCGTCTGGTCTTGTTTCATAAATCGCATATCTGCTGCGGCTGGCATCCCCGTCATATTTAATTTCTGACGAAGTTGGTTTACAGCAACAAGAGCAATATTATATTTTACCAGTTTATCAATGTATTTTGGAATTAACCGAGCAAGTACATTTGCACGACGAGCACCATCTGTATTGGATAGCTCATCCGATGCGAGCATATCTTCAGTTTGGGTGTTTGCTATACTATCCCAAATGATAAGTGATGGGATTTCCATTAATTCTGGTTGTGAACTTTTAAATGCACATATCTGTTCGACACACTTAAATAACTTTTCAACAGTAAGACCATTAACAATGTGAACTGGTTGTGTACATCCAAGTTCTTTTAATCTCTTTTGAGACATACTTTCTTCACTATCGGCATAAATTGTGATAAATTTATCACCCCAAATTTTTTGTCCGCTTTTAATGAATGATGCCAGTAATGTACTTTTACCACTTCCGGGTTTACCAATATACATAGAAAATTTACAAGGAATTCCACCATCTGTAATTGCGTCTAATAAATCGATACCCGATGGAATCTTTACAATATCATCTGTTAGAGAACTTTCAATATCACTATTGGAAAGAAATGCTGAAAATGCTGCACTTATAGCATCCGTTTGTGTCATATCAATATTAATTGATTCTGATGAATTGCTTGACTTTTTAGGACGAGCCATTAAAAATTACCTTTCGATTAACTTGCTTTTTGGTTTTGGTCTAACTCTAATATTTTTTTAGATAATTCACGAATATCAACATAACCATCTTTTTTTGATGTTTCATTTTCAATTTCATCATCGAGTTTAGTTATAAGCTCATATTCGAGTTTAACACTGGCATCAATAGTTTTACGAATATTTAATTCACTATTTGTTGCTTCAGTTTTTGTCTTGGCTACTTCTGAGGCTCTACTTAATGCAGAACCACGACTTCTAAAATCATCGTTGGTTAATTTGAACTGATCGAGAGATTTTCTATTCTCAATATTTTGTTCTAAAAGTTGGTATAATCCTTTTCGATTGGCTTCGATCTCTGCGATTATTAGTTTTTTACGCTCTCTACTCATACTTTTATTATACTTCCTTTTCGGTTAAAAAGCAAATTATAGCTCATCAAAAGTCTTATATTCGTTGTCATAATATGTATTTTTTGGTAAGTGTCTTAAATTATTAGATTTAATATCCTTCATTTTAATTGAATGTAAATCTCGTTGTGCTTTTACATTACTTAACTTAACTTCATTAATTTTTTCAGCTATTCTTACTACACACAAGTTTGGATCTTCATTTAAGGTACAAAACTTTTTAGATTTTTCTAGTTCAGATATTTTTAATTTATTTATTTCAAGTAAACATACATACTTTAATTCACCAGAATAATTCTCACATAATGAACGTCTAAATTCTTTTCTGTGAATTACATTCTGAATAATATCATTGATTTTTAATCTGTATTCAGTACCATGTTTTTTCTGATAGTCATTAACTCTATGTATCATTTCCATAGACGAATTAGCTAGAAATGATAATAGTAGACTTTCATTCAATTGTTTATATGTCATAATAACCTCGATTATACGATTATAAAATCTGTATCGTTTGTTAAATTGATTTGCAAAAACTTATCTTTAATAACTTTATTGACCGAGTTTTGATTAATACGAGAATCATTGCGGTCTTCAAGAATATTGAAATATATAACATCATTTGCTTTTTTAATATTATCATATATTTCATCAAATAATAAACTTCTCATACATTGATTCATAAAAACAATATCAATATCAGATTCACTTAAAATTGTTGATATTTTTTGTTTGGTTGTTTTAAGAAAAAGTTTTGAGTTATTAAATATATTTAAAGTAAGCTTATTTATATTTAAACTGTTTTTTTCATTAATACCATACTCTGGATAGTAATCAATATGTATTGTTTTTAATATTATTTTTGTTTCGGCAATAAAATCTTTTAATAAATTATCGTTTGGAAATACAATTAGTATTTTGATATTTGGATTATAAATTAAAAACCATATAATTAATAGTTTTTGAATTTGAGTTACATGAGAATAATTAAATGTTGTAACAAATACTTTATTTTTATTTAATAAACTATCAATTACAAATATTTGATTGCTTGTTAAATTTATACTACGCATCTTTTCAGTTATAAAGAAAATCGGGTCTAATCTCAATCGTTCTGAATATGACTCTTGTTCATAGTCTTTGGTATAAAAATTTCTTTGAAATAAAGTGTTAAAAAAGTTTTTAATGCGTGAAATCATATTCAGTTCTCCTATTTAAATTAAATTAACATATTTTAGGGTAAATAATATAGTCCATGTAATTCTGATATTGGTTTAGGTGTTCTCGCTTTTAAACTTAAACTTGGTTTCCAACCATTTGATAATAACATTGTAGCACAAAACAATGTTCCACTCATTGTTTCTTGTATAGTAAATTCACATTGTCTTGTACTTAAACTTTTATGTGCAGCCCAACTTCTCCATAATGGAACCTCTGGAGTTTTAAATTCGACTACTCCAGTTGGACTAGGTGATGTCCACGCAGTTGCTCTCAGGTCACCATACATACCACCAGTAATACCGTATACAGTAATTCCCGGAACTGGGTCATCAATGTTATCATTATTACTAACTTCGTGTTGAATGTCAATAGGATACACCTGACCTACACCAGTTGTCCAACACATTCCCATTGGATTTACACCAAACATATAATCCACGTTTAAAATAGCAGCGTCTAAATATTTAGTGTTGTTTGATAATAAATATGCAATAAATAATGGTTTAGCTTCATTACACATATTACTTGCACCCCAGTCCAGTAGTTTATCCTTTTCTGGAGGCCAAGTACAACGATAAGCCATTTTATCAATGTTAACTAAAATGGAGTCCGCATAATCATAGAACCACTTTTTAATATATGAAGCCTTTTCAGATTCCTGAATATAGTTTAACATACTATAACATATCCAAGGACTATAATCTTTATTCATATAAGGCCATTTATAAGGAGATCTTAATTGAGGTATTAATTGATGTAAACCTTCTAGATATTTTATGTCACCTGTTCTTTTATGTAATCGCGCTTTTGCATGTGCTAAAAATGGTAATATATGAGCTTCGGTTTCAGTAAAGGTTTTTTCATAATATGTACCCGCACCTCGATTTGTTCTTGCACCAATTGTAATAGTACCTAAACTATTTTTTGGATCACTACCAAATTTATATGCCTTTTCTGCATATGATAACCATTTTGCAGAATTATAAGGTGCATATGGAAGAATCATTTCAGAAAACATTGCTGCTGCAGCGGCAAATAAAAGAGAATCCCAACGAGTTCTTTTTGCATAAGCATATTTAACATTTGCTGAAATTGTTGGGTGTGTATTTGTTTCAATAAAACCTGATACTCCACCCTTATCATCCATACTATTCAACCACCCCTTAAGACTCCATTCAACTTCGTCTAAAATATCGGGATAAACATTCATAGATTCGGGTATGTTTAATTGAAAATTTGTGTGTTTACTTTTTTGTAATTCGTATGCATATAGCATATCAAAAGTAACAGTATAATGATAGTTATTACGATCCCAATCTGCTGCATCGTGATTGCCACCAATTGTTGATTTTGTAGCTGGACTAGTACTATCTCTTAGTGTAGCGCCAATAATATCAAATCGTTCTAATCTTGGTGTAGCTTCTTTGAAGTATTGAAAATAACCGGGAAATGCAACCATATCAGATTCATGAATTTTAGTATCATGACATTTGATTCGAGGCCAATTAGTAAATGGAGCTTTTAATTCAATACCACATCGTTGATGATAAATTCCACGCATTGCAGTATAATATAATTCACCATATACATCATTAGATTGTTTAAATGACCAAGAACGTCCTACACCGGGAACTTTAATATAATATTCACCAACATTTTTAAAATCGGTGAAATTCATTTCATAAACATATTCACCCGTAATATATTTACCTGATGCTAATTTAGTAGCAGAATCTCGTAAAGTAATAGGTCCAGAAAATTCAACTATATTTGTTCTTGCATTTATAATTTGAAACTGTAAACCACTTACATCAAATTCGAGTGGTCCATATTCATTAATATGACAACCTAAATATGCAAACTTTCTAGGAGCGTTTGGAAGATAACCTAGTTGGTTCACTTTGATGGCTCGTGAAATTTGGTTTTCATTAAAATCAATTGAAATTGTAAGATCTTTAATTTGAATAGATTTTGTATCAGATGGTAATTTTAGATAACAATAATGAGCATAGTCTACTTGTGTAGGAAATTGTTTTTGAGTTGCACCTAAACTTACAATTGTTCTACCCATAGCAGATGGTTCTGGTGAAAATGATGATTTAATATCAAGATCTTGTTCGCCTATATTTAATCTAGCTTGTGCTATGTATTTATCTCTTATTGCATATGCTTTGAATCTTGCATTGTAATCAGTATATTGAAACCATTTATTATATTCTACTAAAAAAGTATTATCACTCAATCTTTCAATTTCATTCATTACATCTTCTTGTGATGATAAAATGATGATAACCCATTGATTTGTGAGATACAATGTTTTTAAATGTTTCATTATAATTAAATTCCTTTTAAATGTAATATATAATATTTGTCCACAAAAAAATAAAATTCATATAAAATGTATATGAATTTTATTCTATTAATAATGGTATTTTATCTAGCTTATTCAGTAAGTTTATTATTAAACCAGTTTATGAAGTCTTCTTGGTTGTATTTACCACCTTTTGATCCATTAAGTTCTTTTGGAATAATTCTAATAGTTCTTTTAAATTACATATTTATTTAATAAGTTTAATGTCATATAATTTATCTAAGTTATTATCAATAAATGTAATCGTTCTGAATATAATTCTTGAAATCATATTCATTTATCATATTTAAATTAAACTAAAACGTTTTATGGTAAGTAATATAAACCATCTAATTGTTCTTTTGGTTTTGGTTTCCTATACTTTAATTCTTCATTTGGATACCAATTATCTGACAATAACATTGCAGAACTAAATATAGTTGCACTCATTGTTTCATGAATTGTAAACTCACACTGTTTTACATTTGAAGTTTCATGGCATGTCCAACCTCTCCAAGTAGGAATTGATTTTGGAACTTTAAATTCAACTGGTCCTGCTGGACTTGGAGAATTATATACTTGTTGTCTCATTTCATATGAAACACCGCCAGTAACTCCATAAATTCCAATACCGGGAACCGGATCATCAATTTTATCATCTGTACTAACTTCATGTTGAATATTAATAGGATATGCTTTTCCAATTCCCGTTGTCCATGACATACCCATTGGATTGACACCTAACATAAAATCTAGATTTAATATAGCAGCATCTCTATATTTTTTATTTCCAGTTAATTTTTCGGCAATAAATAAAAATCTAGACTCATTACAAACATTACTTGCACCCCAAGCTAACCAAAAATCTTTTTCTTTAGGCCAAGTACAACGATAAGGCATTCCTTCAACATGTTTCATTAAATATTCAGCCGGATCTATAAACCACTTTTTAGTTAATGATGCTTTTAATGTATCTGGAATATAATTTAATAATCCATACGCAAACCAAATTGAATAATCTTTATTATTGTATGGAAATTTTGCTGGTGGTTTAATTTTTGGAATTAATAAATCTAATCCTTTTAAATATGATGGATCATTCATCATTCTACTCATACGAACTTTTGCATGAGCTAAAAATGGAATAATATGGTCTTCAGTTTCTGTAAATGTATATTCTCCATATAATCCTGTATTATGATCTATGTATGGAATTTTAATTGTACCTAAACTATTTGCGGGATTATTACCGAAGCTATAAGCTTTTCTTGCATACCATTCCCATTGTTTAGCGGCTCCGGCATCAATTGGTCTACAAAATTCAGCTAACATTGCAGCAGCAGATGCAAACATCAATGAGTCCCAACGAGTTCTAACTGAGAATGCATAAGCACCATCTACGGTGATCTTTGGGTGTGTAAATGTTTCTACCATTCCAGAAATACCACCAGCGGCATTCATACTACGTTTCCATACACCTAGTCCAAATGCAGCTTCATCTAAAATATCAGGTAGAATATTACTAGACTCTGGAATATTTAATTGATTTCTTTTAAATTTTTGAGGTTGTAACTCATATGCATATAACAGATCAAATACATTAGTATAATGCATACTATTTCGATCCCAATCTGCTGCGTCATGCCATCCACCTATAACATTACTGACTGTACTAGATGTATCTGTAGTATAAGCATAAACACTAAATCGTTCATATGGATTTGGTCTTCCAGCAAATGATCTTGGAAATTCTACATATTTAGATTCACACACTGGAGCACTATGACACTTAATTCGAGGCCAATTAGTATAGGGTGCTCTTAATTGTACACCACAACGTTGATGATACATACCTCTAGTTGATGTATAAAATACTTCACCATAAACATCTGGAGTATGTTTAAATGTATATGATTTACCTACTCCGTCAACTTGTATATAAAATTCCCCTTCTTCAATTAAAGATGAAAAATTAAGTTCATATACAAATTCACCATTTAAACTTTTTCCACTTTCTCCTGTGCTATCCATATCACGTAGTGTAATTGGACCGGTAAAAGCAATTTCACCAGTGTTAGCATTCACTATATCAAAACTTGTAGAATCAATTATTAATGGACCTACATCATAAATATGACATCCGATATATGCAAATTTTTTAGTAGCACTTGGTAGATATCCTACTTGATTAACTTTTATAGCTCGTGATAATTCGTTATGTTTGATATCTATTGTTTGACCTTTAACAGTAACTGATGTTGTATCTTCTGGTAATTCAAGGTAACAATAATGTACGTATTCAGTATTTGGTCCACCAATTGTTTCTGAGTTACCAATACCAACAAGATTTCTACCTAATCGAATTGGAACTGGTGAATAAGATTCGGGTAAATCTAAATCCTGTTCACCAACATTCATACGTGCTGCCGCAATATGAACATCTCTAATTTTATATATTTCATTTCTTGCTCTGTAGTCTAGTCTTTCATCATCAAAACTATCTACATACAATTTAATCTGAGGGTAATATTTACCACCAGTTAATCGATCTATTTCAGCTACAACATCATCTAAACTTGATATAACTAAAATTTTCCATCGATCTGTCAATGATATGGTTTTTATAATTTTCATTATAATTAAATTCCTTATAAAGGTTAATATATAATATTTGTCCACAAAAAAATAAAATTCATATACATTTTATATGAATTTTATTCTATTAATAATGGTATTTTAATATATTTATTTTTAAGCTTTCTTATTTTGGATCCATTGAGAGTAGATTAAACATCCTAAAGAAATTGCACTTAATGGATCTTTTGCATGTCTAATCTCACTAATCTCAATTGGAAAATCTTTAATCTCGGAGAACTTTTCTTTAAACACATCAACAAAATCACCAATTAGCGATGTTCCACCAGCAATTACAATTGGGATTGGTTCGTCAAGATCAATACTATCGGCATTTTCTTTAAATTGTTCTTCAATGTGTTCTACAACATATGATATTAATTGTTGATATGCAAATGCGATTGCTTGTCTTGCAACTTTTTCTTTTTTATGAGTATTTGAATTTACAGGATTCTTAATACTCATATCGGGTTTTTCTTTAATTGATGTAATTTTATTTGGAATCATTCCAGTTGCTTGTCCGGCATAAGAATCTATGAAGTCGCCACTACGACCAACCGAAAATGCGAAGATCAAAGCTCCCTTATAAGATAAACAAATATTAACTTGTCCAGCACCGAATGAAATTCCAATACCAGTAAAGTTCTCAGATGAACATTCTGAAAAAATAATACTTTGACCTTCGTTCAACGGGATGACATCGGTAAAGCCAATATTCTTGAAGATCTGCTTAAAAATTTCAGTATGAAAATGGAGTGGTGCAATTTCTTCAGTATCACATGGCTGGCTTGGTACAGAAAACACAACCTGTCCACCAGTAACTTCTTCATTAATAATATTCTTAATCATTGCTGTAATTATGGGTGCAGCATTTGATTCAGATGGACTGAGCATTCCTTTTGACATAGGACGATTAATTTTTGAATTAAAAATATTAGCCAGCTTCAAAGCATCTTCACCTACAACTGCATGAAAATCAATTTCACCATTTTCATCTAATTGTGTGATAAAGTCCAATTTTGAGCTTGCCATTTCACTTGATGAAATTTGACTATCTTCAACAAAGATAAACATGTCACGAATCGAATTAATTTCAATTTGACTATCTTCATTAACTTTTGCACAAACTAGATTTCCAGTTCCAATATCGAAACCAGAAATTAAATACTTTTCCGTTGCAGACTTCGCCATAAATAAATCCTTTAAATAATGATGGACTAAACTAAAATTTATATAAAAAAATATACCATATAACATATATATTTGTCAAATTAAAAAATAAAACTAACTCAAAAAAATCCCCCAATCAGCTATAATAGCAGGGGGGGGTTTGGATTCAGAACCAGATCCGCCAGACCTTGAAGTCCACGACCCAGTTTACAAAACCCGCAAATGACTTGTCTTCAGCATCGCAAGCCTCGCTTTCCTTGTAAAGCTTCCACGACTCCATAACCACCATCTTCACACATGTGAAGAATCCAATGATCGCGACAACACCGATAACGTCGGTAACAAATGACATAGCACAAACCTTCTTATTTTAAAGCTATTTATAGTCGAATCCACACAATCCAACTAATAAAGCTTAGACAATAATTAATATATATAGTCAAATTTCTCTTATAAAAGATATATATAGTGACTATGAATTTGAATTATCAGTTAATTTTAACTTAGTCTTTTTCTTTTTTTTATTTAAAATATTTTTAGCTTGCTGTAATTTCATTGGTTTTGTGTCATAAGATTCATATGGACTTAAATTAAACATACTCATTGACATTTCATTCACTATTTTCGTACTCATTTTCAATATCCTTAAGTTTATTTTTTATCGTTTTAATTCGAATTAAAGATGACTTTAAATTCAAATATTTATTTTCATCATATGTGTCATTGATAAAATCATCAAATTTAAATAAAACTATATCTACAAATTCATTTTCTTTAACTTCAAAAGTAAACTGCATATAGTTACAATAATTATTTTCAATTAAATCTACAAATAAAATTTCAAAAGCATGTAAAGTAGTTACACCTATAATTGGTTTAAAATCTTGTTTGTATATTAAAAATGGAACTTTATCATATTCCAATTCATCATTAAACTCACAATCTTTATGTAACTTTTTATACCAATCTAACACTAAACAATTATTTGTAAATAAATTGGTTAAATCGACTTTCTTATATGATTTACATTCCACATTAAACAAATCAAAAAATAGTTTACTTTCGTCGGATGTACTACTCAAATCACCTACATTATGATTTATTTTAATTCCTTTTTTCTGTTTATTTGTTGCGAATGCGCCTGAGCTTATAGAACGCCACACTGTATCTGAATTTTCATTGTGTGTTATATATAAAGATAATTTTTTAGAAATATCTCTTTCAAATTTATTACCCTTAGATTTACCGTTAACTTTTTTCATAATAATATACTCCAGTTTGTATGAATATACTATCATAAAACAAAATAAAACTCAATTCAATACGAATTGAGTTTTATTTATATAGTTAAAATGTATTTATATTATCTTTGTTGTGCTGCCATAGCTGCTTGTTTTGCGCGTGCGGCTGCTCTCAATCTCTCGACTTCTTGTGCTGCAGCATTGACTTGTGGTCTATATGTTGGTACTGGAGCGGGAGCTTGTACGGGTGCCTGTGGAGCAACTGATGCTGCCATAGGAACTTGGGGTCTTGCTACAGGTGCTGGAGCTTGTGTTTGAGTTGGAGCTTGTGTTGGAGTTGGAGTTGGAGCGGTAGGAGCATTTAATTTTGCATTATTTTGTTTAATAAGTTCATCATATTTTTGTACAGCTTTTTGTTGATCTCTTTTGTATATATCAGTGGTATCTTTTGTGTACTGATCTGAAGCTCTATATTTATTTTGATTAATTTGATTTTGTTGTGCGATTCTACCATCAAGTTGTGGAGTACTTTTACCCCATTGACCCATTTTATCACCAAGCCATTGAGAAGTTCTATTTATTGGATTGTATCTACCTGAACCTGCAGCGCCAGCTACTGTATTGACAGTGGAATCCCATGCCTTACCAGCACCTGTACTTATGGCGTTACTTGCACGATTTGCTTCAGCGCCAGCAAAGTTTTTCATTCTACCAAAAAATCCGGGTTGTTTTGCCTGTGGTTGTGGTGCTCTAGCTTGTTGCATGTCTTGTCGTCTTTGTGTAACTGTAGGTGCTGTACCAGCTTCCATAATTTCATATTGTCTAAGTAATTCACCAAAAAATTTATCTGACATATCTATTATCCTTTTATTATTAATTATATTAATCTACCATTATTAAAATTTCGGGGACTGAGTTATCTGACATTTTATCAACAATTCGTTGACGTAAATCTTCACCTCTTTGTCTCAAATCTTCACCATTAAGAGGAATTGAACCAAATGGTGTCTCTATATTACCACCACCGTAGTGTGATCTCATATTACCAAGTTTAAGCATCATATGAGCTAAACATAAATCCATAAACGTCATTTCTAAAGCTTGTGGAATTTTAGATAAATCTTCCGGCTGCATTCGTTCATATTCAACCACGAAAGAATCATCACCAACATTATTTGGTAATATTTCTATAATATTTGGTGCTATATATCTATAAACACGATCATAGTCTGAATATTTTTTAAATAACTTAGATTTGAATACAGCTAATGAAAACCACTTATAATGTTCTAATGAATACGGACCAACTAGGGGGTGTCCTGTCCATAACTCATTGGTAACATTGAAGTAACAATATACTACATTAAAAATATCAAGACCTTCTTCATCATAAAAATAATATTGATTCTCTTTACCACTAACTTTATATGAAGATTCTGCGGGATATACGGGTGCGCGTTCCCAATCAGGAAAATACGTGCTGAATTCAGAAAGCGCAGTTAACTTTAAATACTCTTGAATTTGTTCATCTGTATCTTCAATGAATGTTGAAGGTAATGATAAATTTGCCTTCACATAACTTAACACTCGATTCCATCTTAACATATATATGTATCCTATATTTATAAATATTTGTCACTTTTTTTAAAATTATTATTGTAAAGTATATTCAATTAAAGGTAAATCAAAATTACAATCAGCCATACTTAAAATGTGTTTTTTAGTTGATTCTTTATTTTGTAATGTATTTAAAGTATTATTTTCTTCAAATTTACTTAAAATGTCAATATTAACTCGTTTGAGTTCTGTATTTAATTTTTCTAGATATCTACATAAACATTCATAACTTATCATTTTATACGAATTTGTTATTAAATCATTTTTGGTATATGCTAATTGCCAATTAGGATCAAGTTTATCATAATAATCTTTCTTACACATATTCAGTAACTGACCACCACTATTAACCCGATCTTCAATTTCATCAAGCGAACCAAGTAAAACTGAGGTTACTTCATCATTAGTTAACATTTTGATTGCAGTTTTTTCACCAATTTTAGGAAGTCCGGGAATGCTATCACTAGCATCACCACAAAACGCCATCAACACATTGATATAATCAGAATTAAATCTAGACATTAATTCAATATATTGTGCTTGCTTGTTAATATTAGTTGTATTTTTTGCAGGTTTAACATATTTAGCCAAATACGAGTTTTTATCATATATAGTAACTTCACTAGATTTTTTTGAAAACATAATTGTATTTGGTATATTTAATATTTGATAATGGTCTTTATCTGTAGATGATATAACGTGGTATATATTGTCCATATCTTTATAATTACGAGTTATTAAATAATAAGGAATAAAATCAGACTCAATTCGATCTAACTCTAAAAAATAAACGTTATCACATGTTTGAGTTACTATTTTAGCAACAGCCCAATTTTGATGTTTTATTTTATCAACTTCTTGTGATACTTCCGCTAAAAAAGTACTTTTACGTATTTTACGATTTTTCTTGTAATCTTTATATATTCCTGTGTGATATTTAGATTCACCACCAGATTCATTACATATAAATATCTTATACTTTAAATTTTTATTGTTGAAAAATGTTTTCCATTGATATATAGTGAAAAAAATCGATTGAAATATAGATGTATCGATATGTGGATTCTTTTGTGTGTTATATAAAATTTCTTTTAAATAATCTTCTATAAATAACATAGTTGATGAATTTTTCAAATCTATATAAAAATGAACAGTATCAATTTTATTTGACATATTATCTAATATATTTGTACAGGGATTCATAGAAAATAAAACTGGTTTAACATTATAGTACATAAAAAATAAACCTCGTGTTAGAGTTGGTATTACATTAATAATACCATATAACCCGAGGTTTAGCAAAGTCGTTTTTAATAAAATTTACATGATATTGATTAAAAAGTTCTTATATTCATCTTCGTCTATATTAAAATTACCAGATTCATTATATGTATGTAAGCCGTATTTTTCATTTTCTTGTATAGCTGACTCGGTTAAAGAATACTCGTTAGTTTTTACAATACTTCTATTATTCTCAACAAAAGACTCGAATACCATATCAATTAATTCACTATCTATATTTTTCATTTACAAATCTCCTTAAATTGTTTACAATTATAAATATTTGTCCTGTTAATTACAAATATATATTAAGTATATTTCTAGGACAAATTTTATATGTTATTTTGAAAGGTTTAATATGTCTTACTCAACAGAAAAATTTGTTCTACATGAACATGATGCAAAAACCGCAAATTTGCACTATGACCTCAGAATCACAATTCCAAATCGTGATACACTCGCAAGCTTCGCGCTTCCTAGCGCAAAAGTACCCGAAAAGCCGGGAGATAAGCTTCTCGCAGTACGTACTCACGACCACGGACGTTCATGGCTCAATATAGACCATATGGTAATACCTAAAGATGAGTATGGGGAAGGTACGATAAAGGTTAAACAGCGTGGTGTTTGTGAAATTCAAGGCTGGTCGAATAATTACATTACATTTGTAATAAAAGGTGATGATAAAGATTTGTTAAGTGGTCGCTACGCTCTAATAAAATTTAAAGGTTTAAAGAGTGGTGACCGAGATAATTTGTGGATTTTTTTGAAGACACGCCAACAATAATGATAAAATTACACAAGATAACAGGGAAGTTCGTTCGATATGTTTTTAACCAAATTACAGAGTAGTAATAAAAAATTAGTCCATTATTTAGACACCCTTAAACCAAAAAAGGTCTTATTTATATTTGACCATGGTTTGGGGGATTTTCTCATGTTTGTAAATATATTCGACTATTTAATTAAACAATATCCCGATACAGAATTTACATTGGGATATAATGAAAAATTTGATTATGGGTTTATACATAAAAATACATACAAATTAACATCAAAAATAAATTTAAATTTTAATGAACTATATTTTGCTAAAACTGTTCAAGATAAATATGATATACCAAAATTAGAAGAAGAGTTTGATATTGTTGTTGATTTAATATTTCCTGAAACTCCAAGATCTATGACTAAAATGGATGTTTGTTTTCAGTATGAAATTGGATTTAAAAATGTAGAATGTCCGAATGCAGGTTCATATAAAATATATAAGAATGATGTTGCTCAATTACAAGATAGTAATATAGTTGGACTACATTGTGTCACTAATACTGGAGTTAAGATGAAATCGCTATCTCCAGAAGAGTGTAGATCATTATATACCATAGTACATAATATGGGCTTTACTCCAGTAATATTTCATACTAAATTTAAAGCATCAAGTCCAGAGTACTTAGCATATAATTTTGATTGGGTTCCTAAACGAGCTTTGATTGATCGTGATAATGTTCCTGATATGATGACAGAAATCGCAAAATGTAAATATTTTATTGGTGTATTGTCTGGTCCATTATGTTTGGCTCAAAATATATTAGGTGACACTCGATGTATTTCAATTTTAAAACAAAAATATCCTATCAATACTTACTTACATAATTCAAAAATAGCAACCATACGAAGTGTAAGCGACAGTACAATTAAAGCTGCAATTTATTCATTAAATAATTTAAAACATGGTGATGATATTGTTGTTAAATTACCAAACTTTGAAGAAAATCCAAATCTAGTATTAATAGATGGTGAATTATATGAAAAAGTAAGATCACTTCCAAAGAAACATCCATCCTTACCAGAGGGATTATCAGAACAAGAAAAAATAATGAGACTCAGAGAAATAAACAGACGTGGTATTGCACCACCACTTGAAACAAAACTGGTAAAAAAATTAGTAGAATATTAATCGGAGAAATAGAATGCAAATTTATAATTCAAAACAAGATCTGTGGTTTATGGCTTGGGAAAAGTGGAACCCAGTGAAAAGATACACTGAAGAATATCAGGAACGTGCAGCAACAACCAATTATTATAATCCTGAAGTTTTTAGACTCAGAAAAAATTGGGTAACATCAAATTGTGATATTAATCAAAGCTTCGATTACGGTTGCGGAATGAAACCGTTTCACTATGATTTTGAAACCAATACATCACCGTGTAAAGGTTTGTGGGATATGTACACAGATCCGTTCACAAAATTTGATAGAACATCTTTTTTAAATTCAAAAACTTTGTTATTATTTGATGTCTTGGAACATATATATGACCCACATTCATTTTTATTAACTTTACCACAGAGAAGATTATTAATGACTATTCCTGTACACCCAAAGGAAAAGTTAAATAGTATTGAAGATATTGAGGGTTGGAAACACACTCGTCCCGGTGAGCATTTTATTTATGCAAATGAAGCTGGAATTGTTGATATTGTAACTAATGCTGGTTGGAAAGTTTCTGATAAAGGTTTTTGGGAATGTCCCCCACGTGAAGATATTTTAAGCCTAGTTTTAGTTAGAGAGTAAATTTATATGAGTATAATTTTTGGTAGTTTAGATGCAAGTTGGAAACCAAGGCAATGTTCCGAAAACATGGACAACGGTTATTCGAATATAGCAATAGCAGTAGATGGTTATTGGAGAAATTTATATAATGAAATTGATAATGAACATGATGTAGTTCTTTGTTGTTGTGCGGAAATATTACAAGCATACCATAAAAAACTTCAACGACCAAAAAAATGGAAAAAGTTTATTGTAATTCAGGAAGCTGGTACGATTATTAATAATTATCAATTAGTTGATTTTTATACAAATGGTCATATGAATATTGACGGCTATCTATATCATTCTAGTAAATTAAAAAACATGTTTGAAGCTTTAAATAAACCGGTGTATAAATTTAATACTCCATATCCGTTTAAATATGTTAATTCAAATTTCTCAACAGGTAAGTATAATAATAAAATATGTTTGAATGTAAGTAAGTTATATACAGATGATTCCAATATTTTAGGTACAATTAGATTGTGTCAATTATTACCTGAATATAATTTTATATCTTATTGTACGGAACATATGCAGATAAATTCATATTTAAATAAATTGAATGTAACAAATTGGAAAGTACTACCAGCCTTAGCTTTTAATAATTACTTAAACGAGGTTAAAGATTGTGGTTTATTTGTATCTCTAGATAATCGGCATACTTGGGGTAGATTTCAATTAGATGCCGCAGCTATGAATAAACGTTCTGTTGGTGCTTATAGTGAAACACAACAATTATTTTATCCTAAAGACTATATGGTAGATTTTACTGAAATTAATAAGTTGGTAGAATTAGTCAAAGAAAATTTTGGAAAATCATATACAGCTAACGATGATATGATATATTCAGTATCACACGACAACTTTAGAAATGTAATTAATACAATATAACCAACCGTTACGGAAAGATACTTATTTTATGAAACATTACATCATTGATACAAACGTTCTTATTACAGACCCGAATGCAATTACAAATTTATTAGATAACGGTACAAATAAAGTTACAGTTCCAATCAATGTTTTAACAGAATTAGATAAATTAAAAAATGATATAAAGGTTGGTTATCTTGCTCGCAATGCAATAAATGAATTAATAAAACTTAAAGATTTAGATAAGGTTTCTATTTTAGGTGCAGATTCTGAAGACTGGATAAATAATTATTTAGAATCTCCAGATGGTAAAATTTTAAACAATGTATTAAAAGGGAAATTTAGTCCTAAAGATGAAAACATATTCTTAACAAATGACAATCTATTTTCAATAACATCTGAGCAGATATTTTCAAAAAAGAAAGCCAAAATCAAAGTTGAGTCATATAATACAAAAGGTGAATATATATCAGATCCTGTATTATTCAATGGATTTTTAAAAAGTAGTAACATTGAAGATAACTTTATCAATGTAGCTAATTATTTCACGTGGAATGAAGGTAAACTAAATTTTAATCATAAAAAGAATTCTCGTCCAGTTGTTGAACAAAAGGTATGGACATTATCTCCACGTCACTACACACAAAAAATGATGATTGATCTTATTCTTAATGACGATATCTCACTTGTAAGTGTACAAGGTACTGCTGGATATGGTAAGAGTGTACTTGCTCTTGCATGTGCTCTTTATGAAACCTTTGAAAAACATAAATATAAAAAGATTGTATTTGTGAAACCTATGTTTGAAATTGGTAATTCAATGGGATTTTTACCGGGGGATGTCAATGATAAAATTAGTAGTTATTTTGAATATGCTTTAGAATTACTATTGTTTCTAAGTGATCAAAGAAAAGCCACTAAAATATTTAATGATCCACAGAATTATAAAAAGATTGATGAAAAGGCATTTAAATTTATGCCACTTAACTTTATTCGGGGTATGAATCTGAATGAAACTCTTCTTATATGCGATGAATTTCAAAATGCAAATAAGCACGAATTAAAATCTATTCTAACTCGATGTGGTGAAGGTACAAAAGCTATTATTCTAGGTGATGTTAATCAAATTGATAATCCGGCTGTAAATAAACAAAATAATGCAATCAGTCATTTAGTTAGAAACTTATTACCAAATGATAAATATGCTCATATTGTACTTAGTGGAAAGCAGTCACGTGGACCAGTTTGTGATATGATTCTTAACTCAGACATTTAAATAAAAAATAAACAAAAAAATAACCCGAGATATAACTAATCTTGGGTTATTTTTTTAATATATTTATTTTGGAAAAAATGCATTAACTATTTTTTGATCTTTTTCATATGTAAACAACACACCATTTTTATTAAGTTTACCAACACACATGAGCTTCATGATACATATTCCTCATAAATTTGGGTTGTATACTTACGGGTTTCTTCAACTGCAAAATTATATGACAATGAAATTTCATCATCATAGGTATTATCTTCTGTATGATAATGTCCTTTTCCCGGTCCACCATTCCAATATGAAAACTTATTTTCATATAAGTATTCGATATTAAATTCGTTTAATTTTTTTACAAAATGATCAATAAAATAGTCTGAAAATTCTTCATCTAATAATGTAGAATTACTATGATTATTCTGTTCGGATATATCAGACCAAATCGACTTTAGGCTCTCTACGTTGGTGCATAGCTTGATAATACTCACAAGTATTAATTCCTTCTTCTTGATGTGTTATGTGTAAACTTCTATATTCACGCATTATAGGATAATTACGAATAATATGACAATTTTCAAAATCATGACCCATTTCATAATTCGATTTCAATTTATAATGAAATCGATTAAACAAAATTTCACTTTTATAGGTTTTTGTTTCTTTTGTGTGATCACATTCACTCAGAGTTTTAAAACGTGGTTGTAAGCATCGCGTATCCATGTTATCGGGAAATTCGTTTTCTTTCATTACTTAAAAACCTTCCAAGTTTGATTGTTTATTTATTCAAGGTTTGAGTTTATTATAAATGGATTCTAACGCGGTTTGTACTGTATTAAGTTCTGCACACAAGTCCCTATTAGTCTGAAATAATTCTTCGATTTTATCTCTATATGAAATTTCACGATCAACCGTGTCATAAATATATTGTAACGATCTACTATAGTGCATGTGATAATGTTTTACACGACCATCGTTTTTAGTTTCTTCAAGATTTGAATTACACCCCCGTTCAATTGAAGTCTCAAGAAATATATATTGTTCTTCAAGATCATTATACTTCTTTTTCAAATCACTCAGTTCTTCTTTAACTTTATTGTATTCTCCAATCGATACATCATTTAAATCAAAAATATATGGTTCCATCTTTACTTCTTTGTCTTGTACAACAGGTGATACTTTTGTTTGATATTTATTTAAAAACAATTCTAAATCAACAATAAATTTTTTCAATTCAGACATTCATTTCTCCTTTTGTTTACAATAAAAAATAAGCTTCATACACTTATACAATAATTAATATATATAGTTGTGTGAAGTCATTATATATATTAATTATTGTATAAATATTTCCTTCAACTTAAAAGGATTTTTTTATGACCCAAATGCAAAAGATTGAAGGGATGGGTTACAAAGTAGTAACCAACCCATTCAATTCCAAACTCCAAATCGTCAAATTTGACGAAGAATTTGGAATGAAACCCATTTCCCCATACTTTACCAAAAAGGAATTGGGAAAACAAATCAAAAATATTATCAACAATTAAACATCAACTCAAAGGAGACAGCAATGACTTTTTTTGAATGGGGAAAGAAACATGCTGAAAATCTAGGAAAGAATTTTAATGAACTTAATTTCAAATCACCATATGATTTAAATACAGAAATACAATATCCACCGAGTAAAGACCAAGTGCATTTTGCTATGCTTTTGAATAAGCATATTCAAAACAATTAAATAATCAACCTGTAGATCAACGCGGTAAAGGAAGAAAAATGCATAATCAGTCTGATGTTTCGTTTCAAGCAACCATTAATATTGAAGTAAATAAGATTATTAATGAAAGTGATGCACCAGCTAGAAAGAAATATACACAGACCAGTAAATCCACATCTCTTGCTGCTGCGGGTGAAACACCTCTAGTTAGAAACTCGCGGGAACAAGCTCTTACTGGTGGTAGTCGTCCTAGTTCCCACTATTTTCCATCTGCTACTATATCAACAAAGGATTGAAATTAATGTTTGTAGAAACGAAGTGTGTAAAATGTGGTTCTGTCATCAATCTTGATGTTGGTGAAATGACCAAAGAAGAAGCCATGGTCATGGTTAAGAAATTGGATAAGCAGCCACGCGAATGTCCGGGGTATCATACTGAACTAAGTGGGTGGAATTATTATTGGAATTTGGAACAAGCCATTAATGATGCATATGATAATAATAATTTTAAAGAAATAATCATTCAATCCGATTTTGATTTTGTTAAGGAATTACTTACCAAAGGATGTGAAGTTATTGACGGTGGACAAAACAAAGTCCCCGAATTAAATCTGAAAAGCATTCATGATCATAAAGATTTGATACACCTTGGATTTGGTGATTTTAAAGATAATGATAATATTTTTCTTAGAAAAGATTCTCCAATCGGAACTAGATACTATTTGAAATCTTCAAACACATAACAAATAAAAATAAACGGTATATCACATTGGTATACCGTTTATTTTTTTGTTTATTTTTCTCTTATAAATTTATATATCTAGTTCTTCAAAGTAATGATTCATACCACTAATTTCTTCTTCTAGTTCTTCAATATATTTTAACAAACTAGGTATATGACGTAATAATGAAGTGTCATCCGAATTTTTTTTATACTTAAAATTAATTGCTTGTAATTCTTCACGTGTCATAAAAATCCGTTCTATATGGTTTGTTAAAAATAGTTTAATATATAGTTATTTACCAAAATCCTTTTGGGCATTTTTCTTTATTTAATTTTGTTTTAGCTCTTAAAAAACATCCACATATACCACACTTAAAATTTGGTTTTTGAGTAATTTTGTTTTTACTATCGTTCAAATGAGGACATGTTCTACAAATATTTAATCTATCATATATAACTTCTTTTGGTGCTTGTAGAGATGATATATTGCTAGAAATGATACCAACAGTTCCATCTATAATTTGTTTTAATGTATATGCCATATTATTATTCTCTTATAAAGTTATATTAATTATATCATAAAATTACTATATGTGCCAGTATTTCTTCGTCTCACTATTGATGGTGCAGGTTCCTCTATTACAGTAATATTAAAATATAATGAATCTGCTATAGCTAAGATTGGTTCTTGTGGACTATCAAAGTAATCATTATAATTTACATAATAATTAACACCAATCTGAAGTCTAAATCTATATTCTCCGGGGGATTTTCCTGTAGTATTATATGTAAAACTATAATCTGATGTAGTATCACTACCATATAAAATATTTGGTGTTGTATAAACATCTGAATAAAAACTAACTGTAGAAAATGAACCTATTGTTCCAACAGATGTTGTATCATTAATTATATCTATTAGTAATCCTTCCTTGAATATAGAATAAAAGTCTACAAATGGATAATCGCTATCAGGAACTTCATGTACAACTTTAAAATTTGTAACTGAACTAGTATCATTTTGATATAACGTTATATTTATTTCTGATGTTGTATCACCGTTATATAAAAAATATGGATTTGTATCTAGTATTGGAGTTGTATCTATTACTTCAATATTAAAATATAAAATATCAAATATTTCAGCATCAATAATTTCATCACCATCTTTATCAATAATATCTAGTAAAATTAAACCTCTTCGGTATGTATTACCTACAACTAAATTAGTTGTATTATAAGACATTACATGATCAGATAATATATATGATCCTGAAGTTCCTGCGTGATTATAAACAGGAGTTGATAAATAATTTGATACATAAGTTCCAGCATCGATATTGGAAAATGTATCACTAAATCCAGCACCTGATGGATCTGGTGCCACGGGTCCAGTATAATATGCACCACATGTGTAACCATATGTTTCGAGATCATATCCATCTAAAATTTGAAATGTTGTAGTAGGATTGGTTACTTCAGGATTTAAATCTAATGTCACAAAAACTTCGGATGTATTATCTCCATTATAATACAGTCTAGGATTAACTATATTATAATGAATTCTTAATTTAATAGAATCAATATATGATGTATAGCAATCTGCACTAAAGTCATTCATAGCATCGAGTTTTATACCAAATGTTGATGACTCAGCTATTGCTTGTGTTATATCAGTCGTTGATGCTGCATAGTAGCGAAGATTTGTATTTTCATAACCCCAATCTGTTATAGGATTATTAGTTTCAAAATCGCTACCATTATATCGAGCAATAGTTATATTAGATTTAACATTATTAGTATCTGAAACACTATGAAGACTTACCTGTATTTCAAATTCAGCACCAACAAACTCAGTACCCAACGGAGTTTCAGCATTAAAACCAGTAGCAATTATATAATTTGTATTTGCGTTATAACACAACATACTTGCTGACTGAGTTTTAGTACCCGTTAAGGTTGTGAGATAGTTTATATTAGACCAAGTTGTATCGGGTGCATTTATAAGATTATTTTCAACCGTTATACTAGTTGGTAAAAACCAGCTTGTTGTTGCCATATTATATCCTTAATATTATAAATTATTTAATGCTGAAAGTGTATTGAACATATCACCACTTTCAATTGTTTTTGACTTATCTTCTTTTGTACTTATAATAGACTCAGTTTTTTCAATAACTGGAATAAACACTTCATCTTTTTTAATACGTCTCTTACGAGTTTTTGATGTATCTTCTGATTCAGTATTAATATTTGAAATATTACCTGAAGAAATTGCATTTAAAATTAAATTCAACTTTTCTTCTATGGTATTTATTTTATTCAATACTTCTGTGTCTTGTTTATCTTCTACAGCTTCGAATTGAGTTGAATAATTTTTAAATAGATCTGCAATTTTTCTATCTACAATTCTATTTATATCTGAGTTAAAATCTGCATTCATTTTATTTTCCTTTAGTATTTTAGTGCATGTCACTACCGTCTTTTAATTCATATAATTTATATCGTGTATGTCCATATGTCACTCGATTTTTTTCTTCATCTATATATGATATATATCCATCACCAACGATTGGTTTCTCTCTTGTTTCCGCACTATCTATAATAGCACTGTCATAGAATATTGTAACATAATATGTAGTATTCAAGACTTTCATTCTGTTCATAATAATATCTTCAAACATATTATATGATACACCACATACAAAATAAATAAGTAATCCTATAAACGCTTTATATAAATATTTTAAAAACTTTTTCATTTTGATATATACCTTCCTATTAATTTGTCCACAATATAATTTTAACAAAAAAATAAGGGAGTGTATGTATTATACACCCCTTATTTGTACTAAGTCTACTTTCCATTATCCAGAATTGCTTGAACAATGTTTGTATCGATGATTTGCTCTTTGATTTTCTCATTGAGCGACTGAATAAGGTCATTTGTCAACAAATTCATAGCATTGAGTGTATGAATTGCTGTGTAAATATCCTTATGAACAATATGCTCGAAATTGATATTCAACCCATCATCAAGCGGTTTAACTTGAAGTTCTTTGATTACTGGTTGAGCTACATGTTCCAATTGAACTTCATGTTCAGTTACAATAGGTTCCGATGGTACTTCAGTTTCTTCATAATCCGATTGAATATCACATGTACTTGTATATTCATTGACTAAAGTGATATTTTTCTGAAGTTGCAAAAGTTCATCCGGAAGTTTGGCTCTGAACTTGTATGAAATCTTACTCGCATATATATCAGACTTTTCGAGATCCAGAACATCCCTCATTAATGTGGTCCTGTACGCTTTAATGAGTTCGTAATCATTCAATTTATATGTAGAACGAATACACAATGTAATTGCACCCCATTCACAATTTTTCCTATTTGTTGACCACACTTTTCTAATACCATGTCGAAATAGCCAACTATTAGCTGCTACATAATCATTCGATCTTACACATTTACTATCAAATTTACATACAGAACCCACCTCATGTTTCATGAGTTCTTTAATAAGATGCTTCACTCGAAATGGTAGCGTTCCCAATTCTTTAGCGGCTGGTGTACGTCCGCTGTTAACCCGTTTCAGTTTTTCTTCCATTGAAGATGTATAACTATGGATTGGGTTTGTTGTTTCTTCTACTTGCACCAAATTATTTTCAGTCATACTCTCATTCTCCTGTTTTTGGTTGAATTATTTTCCGTAATAAAAAATTTAAACTAGTTACTCATTCAATATTAAATATATATAGTAAATTTTCATTATATATATTAATTAATGTCTAAGTTATATTAGTTGGGTTTGTGTGGAATCTGACTATATATACTTTAAAAGAGTGAAGGATTAAACCCATGGCACTATTGGGATTAATTATTATGCTTGTCATCGCCATTGCTGCGGTGGCGGCGCTTGTCGCGGCAATGGCAACCCTAATCCGTATGGCGGCTTTGGGGGTTGTTGCGGCGGCGGGATTGGCGATTGTGGCGGCGGGGGTGCTGGTGGTGGCGATGGCGGTGCTGGTTGTTCTAGGCTGCTGATTGTAATCTAACAATAAAGGATGATACAATGGATCCGTTTATAGTGTTTATTGGATTTTGCATTATTTGTGCCACCGTGGTGTTGTCTGTGACTGAACCCATCCTATACTGGATGGATGGGTTCAAGTTGAAGAAGGAGCGGATGAGGATGGCGCGGGTTCGGAGGCGTGAGAACATCAGATACAGGAACTGGTATTAATAGTTCCAACAAAATGGTGTCCACGTAGGATACCATTTTTATTTCACAACAATTGTAAATAATTTAAACAAAGGAAATAAAAATGAACTTCAATAAAAAAAATGCAGCGTTTGCGGTGTTTACCGTTATGGCTTTTCTCTGGAACAATCTTATTAAAATTGCTCCAACTCCAGATGAGGGTATTCCGGAGTTTGAAGAGTTTGAAAAACTTCTCGATGAAGAGGATGCTCGTAAGTATCAGCAGATTTATATGAATTGTATGGAATTCATTGATGCATACCATGATGATGGTGGGGGTGATGTTGAGCGTTGGTTTGATGGTATTAAGCGTTCGATCATGGGGGAAATTCGCTCTCCTAGAACTAGAGTATTCCTTCTGCGGATACTCAACGAGAGCTATGACGAGTAAACAAAATTCCCCATCAGTAACATGGTGGGGAATTTTTTTGTATAAATTAATATGTTATAAATTCACAATTTTCGTATATATTTTTTAAATCATTTTCAGGTTTATTATAAAATTGTTTTGTATTTGATTGTTTTTTAAAGTGAGTCTCATATAAATAATCAATCACAAAAAATAAATAATAGTTATTTGAATTTAATAGTTTATAACTTTTATCTATTGCTAACTTATTTAAAGCATTAAAACTGGAACTTCCGTAACATTCTGTGTTAATGTTTGTATAGTTAGATTGGTATGTAATTGTTTTTGATTCTTCATATTCTATAAACGGATTATAAGGAATCATAATTACAGATGGTTTATAATGTAATGAGTCCCATAACCAAAAATCATTTACACCAGTATTTAAAACCAATAAGTCAAAATTGTTTGGAATAATATTTTTTGTAAGTTGGGAATTAATGTTATCCCTCGAAATGTTTATATTAAGTATATCATTGTTTAATAAATAGTAATCTGTATTAGCAATCCATAGACCCTTCCATTTATTTTGTTTAAAGTATATGGTGTGGTCGTTTTTATTTTTTTGCTTATTAAATCCAATTTCAACATAAAACTTATTAGCAATACCAATAACATCAAATATAGATTTGATATGATTCGTATATAAATTTGTATATGAAATGGGATTTTTATTTTTTGACATTATAAATTTCTCGCACTTTATTATAGTCAGTTTTTACTAAAAAATCAAATACAATTCACTATATATATTTATTACTGTATACCATAAAGGAGGCTGAAAATGTCCATATTTCGAAAACTGATTGAGGTGATCAATGACCTGTTTCCAAAAAAAAGTGAAAAGGGTCACGATTTCTTCAAGTAGGCTAAAAGCGCGATGTCTGTGATAACATCGCGCTTTTTATTTTTGGGGTATAAATAATTCAACTTAAAGGAAACTATCATGTATCATGCAGCAGATAAAGTAGAAATTAACGATGTGAAAGAAATTCGTGAAAAGAATTTGTTTTCAAATATGATGCGTATCATAAAGTTGAATGAAAATGAAATCACACATTTCAAACCCTATGATTCGGATTTGATTAATTTTGACATTCTAAACTATGATATTAATTGTGCTTTAATTTCGGAAAGATATAAATATGTAAATCTTCCGGATGCATATGATATTTTTGAAGAACTATTTTCAAAAGTCACGAAGTTGATGGATGATGTTAAAGACCAATTACAGAATCTCACTCCGGAAATTGATGATAGTATTACTTGGTCTGCGGTTAATGATGAGGACTTTGACAGTATTTATTATAGTACTGTTATTGATGACCTGAAACTTGAATATACTCTTGGAGAGGTAGACTATTCGATAACAATCAAAACAACATATCCAAATAAACCTTTAATTTTCATATTATGTAACCTTCCCGACGAACATGCAGCAAAGTCTATGTTGTTGTATGTTTACAATAAAATAAAAGAATACGATATTAAATAAACACACCAATATATACCAGTTGTTCGTTAGTTATATTTTATTTGTATACTCAAAGGAGATAACCCCATGACCCTATATCCATAAACTACTAACTGGAGGAATATCACATGAGACTACTGTTGAGTTGGGTTGGAAGTTGTGATCTTGAAAAATTAGGTCACGCAGGTCCAATTTTTGATATCATACGAGATTGTGAAATAGAGAAAGCAATATTCTTATTTGATCATAAGAGATCCAAGAAATTGATAGAATCTGGTAGGTTTGCACCCAATCTGAAAAAGAATTACCCAAAAGTACATATGTACACGAAGAGAGCATATATCGACAATCCAAGTGACTTAGATTCCATTTATGAAGTAACTCAAGGATTGTTAAAATGTCATTATAAGAGTGATGTATATGTTAATCTTTCTTCGGGATCTGGCTGTATGTGTGCAGCTTGGGTACTTGCGATTGAGAGGATTTGTAAAGATAAAATTCCAACACTCATCGAGACTTCTACTAGAAATGGAACTCGAATAATGAAATCCCCATTTAAGGTGAATACAAATACAGTACAATAATATAAATAAATCCCCGGTAGATTAAGTTCTACCGGGGATTTATTTAGTAATCTATGAATTGCTTATTCGATGTTGGGTGTGTATGTTTATCTGGATTAGGTGGGACGTATAAAGTATATATGTCATCAGGTATTGTAAAATTACCTTCAACTAATTCATTTGGTACAAATAACATATTTGCATCTGAACACCCAATTAATTGATAATTTTTTTCTTTAGATAATTTTAATAATGCATCGAAACTTCCACCAAAATATTGGTCACACTCAGTTATAATCAAATCGGGATCATATACAACAACTTTACTTTCTCCGGGTGGTATAAATAAGTTATATTCAATCATTAATAGTCTTGGTTTATATTTTTCATTTAATGCTTTCCAGATCCATAAATCATTATAATCAACATCAATGACCAACAAATCAAATATTTCAGGTACATTATATAACTCAAATAATTCATTAATATTTTCAGCAGTTATTTTATGAATTTTTACGTCGGTATTTTTTTGTTTATCATAAAATGTAGTTGGACTTACATCCATCCACAAACCATTCCAACCATGATATTTTTTCAAAAATGTTGTATTATCGTATAGTTCCTCAATATCAGTAAAACCAAATTCAACATAATATTTGTTAGTGGTTCCAATTTGATTAAATATATTTTCAAGTAAACCTGAGAATATATTTTTTTCAGGATAATCAACCTCTATAAAATCATTAATATTTGATATCATTTTAAACCCTTTATGCAGATGTGTTTAACTTATTTTAAATTGTACACTTATCACCATCACAGAACTTTTCAATAATATCCTGAGTTTGTTTAAAATCAAAATTAATTGGTTTTATTTTTTTGCTCATTTCTTCAAACTGTTCTACTGTAATAGTTTCATATGGAGCTTGTACATATCCGTGTTCTGATAATGGTAAGAAGGATACAGTTTTAAATTGGTCTTCATACATTTCAATTACATTTTTAAGATATTCAGATTCATCTTTTGTGAATGTAACAGTTTGTGAAACTGAGTTATCCGACCAAAGAGATTGAATTTTAGACCCTAGTTGCATTTGTTCCCATACCGACACATCAGATTTACCCTTATAAAAGTTTTCAGCTTTTACAGGTACTTCAAATACAATTGAACGATCACCGTATGCGGAAACTTCCCAATTGTAACCAGCATTCTTAACAGCTTGAACTAACTGTGTATTAGTTTCTTCAATACGAATACGTCTAATATAATATTCAGAATGTTCAAAGTGAATTCCGGGTGTTGCACCCATAAGTAATGATGTACTACCTGCTGGCTTTACGGTACTGAGTTTAATACTACGTTGAATACAAAGCCAGTCTGAATATTTTTTATCAAGATTTCTTAAGTATTTATAACCATGATCACACCACTTGAAGTATTCTGTGGCACCATGCTTTTGAATAGCTTGTACAATACCAGATTGTGAAATACCAATTCTTCTATTTTTAAGAATTTTAGAATTTGTGGTGGGTAAATGTGTGGGAACTAGTGTAACAGTTTTACAATACAAAAATGCATATTTAATACTTCGTTTAAAATCTTCAAATGAATCATGTCGTGCTGGAAATACATCACTGATATTACAAAGTTCTTCAGATTCTAAACTAATTTCACCACAAGGATTTAAGAGTGTAGCTTTACCATCAATACCCTCTTGATAACCATCTTTCATACGACCATAATTTTGCATACGGTGTTTGTATAAAATTCCGGGTTCACCAGACTTTTTAATTGTATCTATAATTTCAGTATAATCCATACCATCTTCAGCATAAATTGAATTATTACTTGCCCACCTATGTGACATTAATTCTTCTGAATATAAGTCTGGATCTTTTAATGAAATGTATTCCTTATCGTCATAATTACCAAAAGCGATTTGTGCGGTTCTTCTTTTTCCACCAGCTACAACACACACACCAACAACATTCATAATATCAACAATATCACTTGATGTAATATTATTATCAACTCTACCAGCCATTAATTTCTGAATTTTTTCAATACAATCAATCAATGGTTGTGGACCGGGAGCAATACCACCTGATGTTACAATTGGTGAACCAGTTGGTCGAATTTGAGAATAATCAATTGTTGTAGGAAGGTGTTCTTTGCCTACATATGACTCTAGAACCACACGTAGGACTTCACACCACCCTTCACGCGAGTCTTCTACAACAAATGGTTTATCAGTGGTTTTAGGTTTTACGAATCGAAACTTACCAGCACCTTCGGTGTCAAACCCTACGCCGACTCCGCACATTGAAACGTCCATCATAAATACATATGGGTCAGAAAAATTAGTACTATTTGTTGAAACTGCAGAGCAATTGAATAACCCCATAGATCCACGTTTAAATACAACATCACCCATATTCGCTAATCCGCGACCGGGGGGAATAAATTTAAAATTAAACATTCGTGTATACATTTCTTGAGCAGACTTTTGCGCTTTATGTGCAGCCCAAAGAAGACGTAAATTCTTACAATGATTTAATTGAATTGTATAACATGCTTCTACAACACGCTTTACAGTTTCCCACCATTCTTCAGTTCTATCTTCACCTTCAACTCTAGCAGCATAAGTTCTTTTATAAGTTAATTTACCGAGTGGACCCCATTCTGGTTCTACACCCTCGTATTCTTTAATAAAATTTTCACTTAACTTAAAACGTTCTTTAATAGGGTAAATCCAATTTTCCATATTATCTTTAACACTCATACAAAACTCCTTTTAAAAATATGATAACAATTTGTCTTACATGTGTCGAGGAAAATTTTGATTATAATAGGTTCTATATGACCTTTAATTTCCCGTAAGACCCATAAAAATTATAGCATAGTATCGGTAAAAACGCAAATATTCACAATGTAAAATCACTATATATATTAATTATTGACTGTATAATATGTTTAATTTTTTCCACAAAAAAGGAGTAATACAATGCTTTACTAGAAATTAATTCTCAACAAGGAAACTACTGGAATAGAAAAACACTTCAAAATAATTTTTACTTATTCTTAAAAAGGAAAACGTTTAATGAGCAATCATAGTTACATCATGAACCGGAATGAAAAACTTAGCAATCTCAAGTCCCGTGTGTTCGGGAAACAGCAGCTTAACAAGAATCGAATAATGGTAGACGAATTCATTCGCCGTGACGGTCATGCTCTTCCACTGGATAGGGTTGAATATGACCTTCTTTCTCAGATGAAGAATTCAACCACATATACGAAAGTAAATGTTCTCGCAAATACGAATGTGAAGCGAATAAATCGTATTGCATTCTATTGTGGACTCCGAACTGTCATCAAGTTTGATTTCAATCAGGACAATTGGGTGTGCATTCCGATTGATGAAAACTTCATGATTGAGAATGAATACGAAATTCATTTTCAATCTAATGTGTCTGAAATTATTCAAGCTGCTGTTGAACTGGAATATGTGTACAAGGCTAAGGTCGCCAAGTTTGATGATGACCAATTGATGCGGGAATATGAAAAGAAAACCCACGGTGGCGTTATTAGTGCATTGAATGAGATTGGAAACTCATTCACCGAACAAATCAAGATTAACAAAAACATTCATGATATCATCACAAACTTTGAAACGGTTATCCTTCAACTGAGTAAGATGGATATCATGTGTGATACCATGAAGTCATTGGTTAATAATAAATTCAATGATAATGTGAAAAACTGCGATATTGTATCCTATGTTCTTCGTAAGAAGACTAATTGTAAGGTATAGAATAATCATGTATGATAACAATATTGTAAGCGACAATGTACAATTGTGTTTGGTAAGTAATTGGAAGCACGTTTTGTCATTTAACGTATATCTAACACCGGGATTGTTTAGGATATATCACATCGATGTCGATCCAACTCAGTTGGAATTTGTTGATGGTCTTACACCGGGAAGTAGATTGGCACCGGAATCTGTTATAAACGACCTTGTTTATACGGAACCGGTTAAAATATATTTATCCGATGTATACTACCAACTCAGCGAAGAAAAAATTATTATTCGCTGTACGGTTGTTCCTGAAAAGGAAACCATCGTGAAGTCTGAGTTGATCGTAATTGGTAATGAAATCATCAATGAATTGATCGACTCTGGTTTTACAACTGAATCTGGTACTCCATACTTCTACTAAAAAATATGGGGGGAATTCGTTCCCCCCATATTTTCTTTTTTTATTAATTAATGTTATAATAGTGAAAAAGGATTTTAACGTGAAAACTATATTTGTCGAAAATTTTGAAGACCAAGCAAAGAAAAAATTAGTATACTATTTAAATAGCTATTCACCCGAAAAAGTATTATTAATATTTGATCATGGACTTGGTGACCTTATTGAATTCATGAATATATATGAAACTTTGAAGAAAGATTTTCCAAAATGGGATTTCTATATTGGTCATCACCCATCATTGGATTATGAATATCTATCAAATAAAATATATAAGATAAAAGAAGTTAATCCAAATTATATGATCCCATATCAGAAAAGTGTTGTTCAAATTGTGAATAATGTATTTAATCGATATGATAAGGATGAGTTTTCAAATACATTTAAAATTGTATGTGTTATTAATTTTAAAGATTATAGACATCCGATTTTAAATACTTCTATTAAAATAAATCGTTCTAAAAATGATGTTTGTAAAGTATTAGAAATTGGCTATGATGATAACAAAGTTTTAGAACAATATGTGTCACCATTTAAAACAAAATTAAATAATGAAAATTCAAAACGAGTTATGTTTCACGTTGGTGGTCACACAGATAAGTCAACTAAAAATCCATCAGATAATGATATGAAATTAATTTGGAATGAAATTGTTGAGGCTGGTTATGAACCGTTTGATGTTCATATGAATCACACTTCAACTATAGTTGGATGTGATATTCCATTACCAGATTATATTTCACCTGAGCAAACTATTAGGCACACCAAAGGTAGTTTAAAACTTTTAGTTGATACTATACTAACATGTAAATATGCAATTGGTGTTGCATCAGGTCCAATTTTATTAGCAAACACAATCTTAGGTAATAATAATTGTATTGGACTGGAAAGTCATTTTAAGTTTACTGATTATATTACTTATAATTGTCCAGAGAGTATTTGTATACAACCCTATAAACCCAATAGTATTTATAACTGGTTAAAGCAACAGGATTAATAATATTATGAATAAAACAAAAGATTCAATAATTGAAAATAAAATTTTACCAGCTTCTTATATTGCAGAACTAGTTCGTGAGTTTGAAGAAATTCCATCGTATATGGGTAAGAGTGCTGTATTGGGAGGGTGCTATGATTGTCTACATCCGGGGCACCTAGATATGATTTCTCGTGCATATGGATATGAATTTGAAGATGGTACATATATTGATACTATTATCATAGCATTAAATTCAGATGTATCAGTTAAGATTTTAAAAGGTCCAAATAGACCAATTATAACTCAAGATGACCGAGCATTTAATTTAGCTAGTTTACAGTATGTTCATTATGTAACTATATTTGATGAACCTGTTATTGATAATGTATTAAAGACAATTAAACCGAATTATTTTATTAAATCTGATCAGTATTCATATGACATTATGACGGATACTGAAAAACAAATATTTAAAGATTATAGTATAACACCATTATTTTTACCGTTCTATAATGAGTACTCTACAACTCATCTTATAAACCAAGTGGAAGCTAATTTGAAAGGTCTTAAATGCATATGTGCGGAAAGACTAAGTACAAATGGACATAAACAGAATACATAATTTAAAAAAGCATAACAGAATACAAAAACTAGCACCAAAACGATATCGAGTTTGGTGCTTTTATTGTGATGGAGCATTGGTAGCCGAAGGTGAAAGATGTTTTAATTGTAATAAGTATCATTTTAAGAACAGGCACTTTAAATTTAAAAAGGATTAAACCATGAATAAGCTATATGAAAAACAAAGAAAACGAATTCCTGTTATATCTTTTTCATTAGATTCAAATACAAATATTTTTTCATCTTTACAATTTGATATAGATGAAAATAAATTTTTAATGAATTCCT